CTAACTTACTGATTTCAATAATGCTCTGGTGCCGCTAGGTATGCTTTGGGGCATCTGTGGGGCAAAATCCGCGAGCCTCTGATTCAGCATTGCGATCTGCTCACTACTGCTGTCTGCCATCCACGCACCGTATACGTTGAAGACCATCTGGGCGCTCGCATGGCCCATCTGACTGGCAATGAAGCTGGGGTTAGCGCCAGCTGACAGTGACCAGCATGCATACGTGTGACGCGACTGATATGCTTTCCTGTGCCTTATCCCTGCTCGCTTCATCGCTGCGTCCCATAAATCACCTATCGAGTCGACTTTGTAGATGATCCCCACCTGCTGACATCTTCTGACCAGTTGAGGGTTGAAAACAAATGTACACTCGTGGCTCTCAGTTCTGCCGTATTCGCGCAGCTGAACATCGATTTGATGCTTTTTTCCAAACCTGGTCATTTCCGCCTGATTCCTCAGGACGCTGATCGCAGGCTGAATGAGGTGTATCACTCTGTTGGTACTGGCCTCAGTTTTCGGTAGAGTGAATTCACCCAGTTTTGTATAATTGCGCCTGATTGTTATTGTTCCAGCTTCAAGATCGATATCCTCCCAGGCCAGGGAGGTCAGCTCCCCATGACGGACCCCTGTGTATACTGCTAGTGACCACAGGTTTTTCGTCTGCTGATGCCGGCATGCATCAATCAGGCGAATAAATTCGTCACGAGTTAGCGGATCTGGCTCTGCCCTGGCTTTTTTGAGAGGCTTGATCCCGTCGAATGGGTTCGCCTCTAAGTAACCGTGATCTGCGGCAAACTGAAACATTCCGGCAATAGTTGTCATGTAATAATTTACGGTGACAACACTTCTTCCCTTTGCCGGGACCTTCCCCTTCATTGGCATCTGGTGACCGGTCAGTAAATCTTTCCTGATATACAGTAATTCCTCTTTCGTCACCGCCGACACCAGCCGATTACCCCCGATCCTTGGCACCATATTCCTTGTGACCGACTCATAACGGTTGAGTGCGTTCGCGCAGATTTCCATTCTCTTCAGATCCAGCCACTTTTCGGCAAGCTCTGACACTGTAATTTCTTTCTTCCCCACCCCAAAAGTCTTGAGGTTAGGGGAGTCCGGAAACTGTGCCGCGTACTCAAATGTGCCTGTTCTGATGGCAAAACATACCGATGTCCGCAGTTCCCCGGCGATCTTCCTGTTCTTAGCGGTGTCAGGGACACCGAGGCTCTCCCTGACACGCTTACCTTTGAAATTAAACCAGATGCGCAATGTGCCACCGTGGTTTTCGACGCCTGTTGGATATGTAACTCTATCCATTGATTCCTCCAGACGCCCAAGAGCGATATGAGATTACCTTTTTCATGGCCTCAGATCACCCAGGCTGTTTGTTTTTCATTGAGGCCACCCACGCATCGACCGCTTTACGGTTGTACATGCACTCGCTGGAAGGTTTCGGATTTCCGTCCGGTGAAACGTGCACATATTCCCGCCCAACCATCCAGCATTCTTTTCTGGCCCGGAGGATGGTTCCGGGCTTGAGCCCGGTAACCGCAATCAGAACCTTTTCGCTAACCCAGTCATTCGGTACCAGAAGAACAACGTCGCTCATAATCACCTCACACTACATCCAGGCCACAGCAGTGGCACCACACTTCAAACATCCGCTTAACCACTTCCCGGCAATAAAGCCCCTGAATATCCCGTGTCAGGTCGTAGCGGTTTCCGTATCGCTTACGAACCCATATTTCAAAAGCTGTATTCATCGTGCCGCCTCCCTGATTGCAGTTCTGTAAGCGCGTAATGCATCACGGCTTTTACCAGAAATAACCGTTTTCAGGATGAAAGTTCCGTGCCGTGAACTCACTACGGCTGGCACCAGAAACAGAGTGTTTTCAACTACCCTGTTATGCTTCCGGTACTCGAATACGGTGCTGGAGATAACGATATTTGCTACAGCGCCATAGTCTTGGTATTGGATTTTCATTCAGCGTACCCCGGCAGGCTTTGTTGCTTTGAGTTCGTCACGTTCTTTGACGTAGCGCTCGTGCATCGCGTCCCATTTTGCACACCATTTCTCCATTTCTCGCTTGCGCGCCAGGATACGACGCAGACGGCGAACACAACGCTGGTGGGCGGCCAGATACTCCGCTTTTGTTTCCCCATCTCGCCATACCTCCATATCATCGCGATCAATACGCACCCTCGGGTGACGCTGCGGAAAACCAGAACGCTCAAAAGCCTCGGTGGTCATGAAGAAAGCCAGATAGCGGATCGCCGTATCTCGCGTGAAGCATTTTTTGATACGTCTGTGGCGTACCGCCACGTACAGTGGGCCAACTGGCGTACCATGTTTCTGTAATGCCAGGTCAATCATGCTTACGGTGCGTTTATCGTTCATTTCCGGTCCTTAACTTCGTTGTATCGTTCGTGACTCATAACTTCCCAGTTCTGTCCTCCATCACGTGAAAGCAGCCTCCACCGAAGGTTCACTTTAAGGCTGAGGTAACCAGTCCGACGCATTCGCCGCGGTGAAATCCGCTGCTGCCGGAATTGCAGGAGAATCTTCACTGCCTGAAAGTGAACCCACTCAGGAATTCGTATCGCTGTCAGTGCCACCAGCTACCTCCTCAAATCTCAGCTCCATTTCGCGCGCCATTTCGATAAACGTGGCCAGTGAGCAAATGTGCTCGTCGTCGAGCAGCCGGCGGTCGCATATCACCCTCCCGTTCTCGATGTGCAGAACTACCCGCCCGGTAAAATCAGGGAGGACATTCAGATCCACGTTCAACACGGGGCGGGGAATCTGCATGCCCTGAAAGAGCATTGTTTGCTGGTTATTCATGGCTGGCCTCCGGGGTAACTGGTTTCTGCTTTTTGACGAACTCAACCAGCTCAGAAATGAGCTCGTCGATTAATTCCTTTCCGCTATCTGTGAGGAATTCACCGCTGCCATTAACATCAACAGAGCTGCTGTAAATTCCCTTAATAGCTTTTACGCCTTCGACATTCCCATACTCACTAATCGCAAGCCTTTCGAATTTTCGCAATAATCCATCGAGAAGAATCTCTGTTAACTCGACCGTATTAATACCGCCTTTATTGAGCTTAATAACAAGGCAGTTACTGCCTGTTTTACGTTGGTGGCGTAATAACGCTGCCTTTAAAATTCGGCGTCGGTAGGTTTCAATTACGTTGTTTTTCACGACGTTCAAACTCCGAATCCATCCACATTGAAACCTGAGCCGACAAGTCAAGGCAGAGGCCAGACAGAGAAATTATTTGCTCGATATCCATATCAATAATATTGGAGTTAATTAATTCCATTAATTGATACAGGTTATCTGCTGTGTTTTTTGCGGTTTCTAGAGAGCTGTCTTTACTGAGCATATTCAGACCCCGTAAGCTTTGCGCATGAAAAGGTTAGAGATATGGCGGTATTCCTCACCATAGGTCGCGAAGAAAAGCCGTGCTGTTAAATACGCAGATTTATCTTTGATGAATGTCATTTTTAACCTAATCCTGTTTTCAGGTTGCAGGAAGCCACACCAGTGAAGGTGTTATTTGTTTTATTGTTTAGCGTTACTTATTGAATTCGATCTTGTCCGCTTTAGAGCTAATAATGCTCTGCATTTCATCCAGTTTTTGGGAGACGAGACTTAAAACCCCAATTGAGTTTGATTCTGTTGGTATATCATCCATTGAATTATAAACGGCAAGCTTACAATCGCCGATATCACAAGCCCAAGAGTTAAGTTGATTAGCTAGCGCTGTTAGCGACTCTAATTTTTGTCCCCGTTGACATTCAGCTCCAGCATGGATGCTAAGTTGCTCCACATACTCGTAAGCAGTTTGGCTGGTCTTTAGCATAGAACGAATCAGGCAGGCAATTGTGTTATCGGCTTCCGGTGAAAATTCATTTATGCGGTAAATAACCTCCAGTAACGAAGCATTCTCAGTGATTTCCGCAGCAATATCATTTAGCATTTCGATTGGATTTTTCATTATCGTTTATCCCATTCATTTTTATGGGCCTCGTTTGCATAGTTGCAGACAAACGCGAGAAGAATGTCGCTAATTTCTCTATACTCGTCATCATCAACCGCCGATAACAAACTAGCTGCTTCAACAATCAAGGACATATTCTTGAAGGCATCACAAGGATGGATGGACAACCCCTTAAATGTTTTTATCTTCTGAGACATTTTCTATCACCTCTGAGTTGATTTGATAGAATGATGATAGAGCCTGCTATTGGCCTTTGCAATAGGTATTGCTATTTAAATTGCTATTGATTTTTATCTCATTGATATCAAAAATAAAAAAAATATATTGCTGATGTGTTTGTAACAGCACGGTAGAAATAATTGTCCTTTAGACAGTGATCTACCAATACATGAGATATCGGGAGTTGGAGCATCGAAGCTTGAGAATAAAATGGACTGTGAAAGGGCGAGATACTCGCAGAGAGAAAGAGGGTAGGAGTTCCGATCAGGTAGTCGCCCGCCTGGTTGACTGGTGGTTACTATTGTGGGGGCACATAGAAAACCCGGCGCACTGGCCGGGTTAAGAATCTACTCAGCTTGTTATGCGTAAGTTTTTATTTTCATTTGCATTATTCACCCATGCTTCCTGTAGGTCTGCGGCATGCTGCCGATCACCTTTCCGAAGATGAAAATTTTGTTCATCTCTTCCTTCTCGATTGGGTCCCATGGTAGATAGGTATGGTTGTCAGAGATAACTAAGAGTTTGTCTTTCATCTTTTGTAAGCGCTTAACATGCGATGTGTCATCGTAGATGAACGCGTATATACCGTCGCCGTCGAAATGCTGAACGCTGATATCGACGAAGAGTAAGTCCCCTGGCTCTATGGTGCCAGACATGCTATCACCTCGAACGTTGATGATGCGTATCTGCTCCTGTTTCCGGCCATTAAACATTTGACGGGCATCTTCAACTGAGTATTCCACGGAGCGCAGCACCTCCACGAATTCGCTGTTAATTATGCCCGGGCCAGCACTTACGGTAAGGTCGAGTACGTCAACTCTGAAGATGGCTGGATCTTTTTTGTTATTCATCGGTGGGGGTGGTTGTTGGTCGTCACCCCTCATTGGTCCAGTACCGTTTGATAGCCACTCCGAACGAACACCCAGGGCATTAGCTATTTCAACGATTTTAGTTGTGCCTCTAGCATTTCCAGATGTTATTCGCCATATGGTTGGTTGTGCCATATTCGCCGCTTTGGCTAACTGACCCTGGCTCATGCCCATCTCATGCATTGCGTAGTTAAGTCTGTCAGCTAGCGTCTTAAGTGTTCTCTCTTGCATATTTATAGCCTCCGCTATCACATTCTAGTCAAGCATGATAAACAAGTCTATTGCTCATTCCAATAGCAAATGCTATCATAATTTCGATAGCAACTGAACGGGATTAGCAAAAAAATGAAATCAGCAATTGAAAGAGCTATTGATGCTGCTGGAGGAGTAAATGCTCTAGCTCGCGCTATAGGTGTAAAACAACCCTCTGTCTCTCGCTGGAGAAAGGTTGGTGTTGTTGGGGTGGAACATGTGCCTGATGTTGCGGCCTTTACTGGGATTCCCGCCCATGAACTGAGACCTGACAAACCAAAATTATTCCCGCACCCGGGCAATGAGGTGTGATATGTCGCACTCGATCACTACCGAAAACCAAGTTAAGCCATTGGATATCGATTATCGCGATCCGCGCGGTGTGATTGTGCATGTCACCGGCTGGAATCGGGATAAACAGCAGGTGTACTTCACCAGGCAGAATTATCCGCATGAATGCATGCAGCCTGTCTGGAAGTTTCAAAATTATTTCAGGAGGGTTGTGGAGTGAGCAATTTCTTACAGCTCGTTGATCGTCCAATAGCCTTTCAACGGTCCTTCGTTCGCCTTGGCGTGGGTATTACAGGTGCATTGCTATTGTCACAGATTGTCTATTGGCAGAACCGCATGGAAGGGAATTGGTTCTACAAAACCCAGACAGATCTCGAAGAAGAGACTGGATTAACGCGTTACGAACAAGAGGGAGCGCGTAAAAAGCTGGTTTCCTGTGGCGTACTGGAAGAAGCAAAACGTGGCATCCCAGCAAAATTATATTTCAGAGTAAACCAGGAGCGCTTGGAAGAACTTCTACTTGGCGAAAACCAGCATGCAGGTATGGGGAAAACCAACAAACAAGGATGCGGAATTTCCGCAAACAGTGATGCGGAAAACCAGCATGCAGGTATGGGGAAAACCAACGAGCAGTCATGTGGAAATTCCGCATCCATTCATACAGTAGATTACCAGGAGACTACACAGAAGATTAATACAGAGAATAAATATCTTGGTGCATCGGCTGAAGCCGACACACCGAAAGTGAAATCTTCAACTGATTATTCTCCTGCATTTGAAGAAGCCTGGCAGGCATACCCAAAACGTAGCGGTGGAAATAACAAGCTAAGCGCATTCAAAGCCTGGAACGCACGTATTAAACAGGGCGTAAAACCAGAGACGATGCTGGAAGGGGTTAAGCGCTACGCAGCTTTCATGGCCTCTGAGGGAAAGATCGGTACTTCGTTCGTCAAGCAGGCGGCGACGTTCTTCGGGCCGGATAAACATTTCGATGAACCGTGGCTGGTAGAGACCCAGGAAAACAAAGTCCCTACCCGACAAGACCAGTCTCGCTACGAGTGGTACGCAAAGTCTGATGACGGCTCTGCCGAGGTGTTTATCAATCAGTCAGCGATCGATCGCATGAACCGTGGCGGGTATCGCCCATGAAAATACTCCTCAAGCGTGTGCTGGTGGCCGGATATAACCACGGCGTTCTGTGCGAGGGATTTGTGAGATGGTTTTTTGTTAAATTCGATTTACGGAGTTTGTGAGTTATGAGCCCAGCTGAACTATCAGAAAAACTATGGGATAACGCTGAACGCGTCGCTAAGTTTCTCCTTCCGAAAGGACATCTGGAGGGGAAGGAGTGGTGTGCTGGCAATACGAACGGTGACTCAGGCAAAAGCCTCAAGGTCAATATCGGCGGTAAAAAATCATGGGCTGACTTTGCCAGCGGTGACAGCGGTGACCTGCTGGATCTCTGGGTGTTGGTTCGTAACTGCCAGCTGCATGATGCAATGCGAGAGGCGAAAGAGTTTCTTGGCCTGAAAGATGACGACCACCACTTCGAAGCGAAGAAAAAACTGTTCTCTCGTCCGACGAAAAAGGGCGTTAAATCGGCCAGCAAATGCTATGACTACCTTGCTTCACGTGGAATTACCCGTGAAACAGCCGATCGCTTTAAGGTAACAGACGCGGTGGTCTGGTATCACGACGAAAGCCGCGAGGTACCAGCAGTGGCATTCCCGTACATCCGGAATGGTGAACTGCTACAGGTAAAACGTATTGGAACCGAAAGGCCAAACGGCAAAAAACTGATTATGGCTGAAGCTGATTGCGAACCATGTCTGTTTGGCTGGCAGGCTCTGGATAAAAACACCCGCCTGGTAGTTCTGTGCGAAGGTGAGATTGATTGCATGACCTTTACGCAGCTTGGCTATGATGCCCTGTCTGTTCCCTTTGGCGGTGGCAAAGGGGCCAAACAGCAGTGGATTGAATATGAATACCATAACCTCGATCGCTTCCAGGAAATTTGGCTGTGCCTGGACAACGACAATGTAGGCCGTGAAGCTGCAAAAGAAATCGCCAGACGTCTTGGGGAACATCGTTGCCGCATGGTTGAACTTCCCCACAAAGATATCAACGATTGCCTGATGAACGGCATGGACAGCGACTCCATTCTGGAATACATGGAGCGCGCCAAATTCTTCGATCCCGATGAGCTTTGCTCAGCAGGGGACTTGCTTCAGGAAACTATCGAGGCATTCGAACATCGGGATACCGGTCTGTTTACAAGCCCATGGGCTTCGCTGAACAACAACTTTAAGTTCCGTGCCGGTGAACTGACCCTCGTTAATGGCGTTAATGGGCATGGAAAAACAGAGCTCGTTGGACATATCGCGATTGATGCGATGAGTCAGGGCGTCAGGACGTGTATTGCTTCTCTGGAGCTTAAACCAGGCAAAATGCTTGCCCGACTCACGCGGCAAACCATCTGCACTTCCTCACCGAAACGTGAAGAAATCATTATGACCAACGAATGGTTTTCTGACCGCCTTTGGGTATTCAAACTTACCGGAACTGCCAAAGCAGACCGGCTTCTTGAGATTTTTGCCTATGCCCGGCGTCGCTATGGCATTGAGCTGTTCATCATAGATAACCTGGCTAAATGTGGCTTAGACGAAGAAGACTACACAGGTCAGAAGGACTTCATCGATACGCTGTGCGACTTCAAGAACGAGCATAACTGTCACGTCCTGCTGGTTACCCACGCCAGAAAAACAAACGACTCCGCTCCAACAGGAAAGATGGACGTAAAAGGCACTGGCGCCTTAACCGACATGCCCGACAACGTTATGGCCGTCTGGCGCAACATTCCCCGTGAGCTGGCGCAGAGAAAAGCGGATCGTATGGGTTATGAGAGCCTCGACAAAGACGAACAGGCCGCGATCAATCTCCCCGCTTCAATGATTCGTTTGTTGAAGCAACGAGAAGGGGAAGGGTGGATCGGTGACATCGGAGCTAATTTCGACTCTCGCTCTCACCAGTTCCTGGAAGGCGAGAAAAAACCATTTAACTACCTGGTCGGTAAGCCGCAAAGCGAGCTTGATCTCGAGTGGGAAGCCAGCAACGTAACGAGGGTTTGAGATATGGAACTTGAAGCATCACTAAAACACTTTAGCCCTCAGGGAATGCAGATCAGCGACGACGTGAAGGGAACTTCTCCGGACCGCCTTACAGGAACAGACGTAATGGCGGCGATTGGTACCACCAGCAGCCGTGCGCGCTTCGGCCTGGCGGCGTTCTTCGGTAAAGCGGGAATCAGCAAAACGGATGAACAGCTCGCAGTTCAGGCGCTGGCGCAGGTTGCTATCAAAAACGCTCCTAAAAATGTCCGCAAAGCCGCTGGCGACAAGCTCGGAGCATGCATGTTGACGCTGGCGCAGTTTGCCTTTGCTGATTACTCCCGTTCGGCGGCTACCAGCGTGACATGTCACAGTTGCAGCGGTACCGGTTTTATCTCCGGGAATGAGGATGTGGTTAAACATCCTGGTATCTTCGACGATGACGGTGCCGAAGTGGTGGCCCCGAAGATTAAAAATGAGCTGGTGAAAAGGGTTTGCGAAACCTGCGGAGGGAAAAAGGTAATCCTTGCGCGGTGCAGATGCGGCGGTAAAGGTGAAGTGCTGGATCGCAAAGCGACCAAAGAACGTGGCGCACCGGTTTTCAAAACGTGTGAACGTTGCTCTGGTAATGGCTTCTCTGCTATCTCCTCGGCGACGGTACACCGTGCCATTCTGAAGCGTCTCCCGGACCTCCATCAGTCCTCATGGTCACGCAACTGGAAACCCTTTTATGAAATGCTGGTGGACACCCTGCGCCAGTGGGAGCGTCACGCGGCAGTAGAATTTGAGAAGGCAACAACTTATTAATAGGATCGGAGCAAATGGCGACACTTTTTTGCACGTTAGTGTTGACTTTGCATAAAAATGTCCTGTATGCTTCTGATTATGGAGTATAGCGCCTGTAGATAATTAACCTCTAAAAGCCCGCCACGTTGCGGGTTTTTTTGTACCCGTATTTCCTGCGCACCGCCCGCGCATTCATCACGTCGAACCAATCCATTTGAAATGAGCCTTTGAGGAAGTCGGTTAGCGCTGGCGAGCCTCGACGGGCTGGTTTCCTGTGCGGCAAAGGTTCATTTCAAAGTAAGGCATACGCATATCATGAGCATCACCCAAGAACGGCTGAAAGAGGTTCTGAAGTACGACCCTTTGACTGGTTTATTTGTTTGGATCAAGCGAACAAACTCACGGTCTACGCCTGGCAAAATAGCCGGGAACGCAGATACGTACGGCTATATCCAGATAATGATCGATAAGAAATTAATTTTCGCTCATCGGTTGGCTTTTTTGTATATGGACGGTGCGCTGCCGCCGGCTGATAAGTGTGTCGATCATATCAATGGCAATCCCAAAGATAACCGATGGGACAACTTACGTATCGTTACCCAGTTTGTTAATCAACAGAACAGACACAAAGTTCGAAAAGGGGCGAAGTCCAAGCTGATTGGAGCAAACTGGTGCAAAGCTCGCGGCGTATGGCGTTCCGCTATTCGCATCAACGGGCAACGTAAAGAGCTCGGTAGTTTCCAAACTGCGGAGTTGGCTCACGAGGCTTACATGAAAGCTAAAGCTGAAATGTGTCGTTAACGCCTACACGACACCAAACCCGCCTCAGTGCGGGTTTTTTTATGTCCGAAATTCTTCGCGCCACGCTCGGCGCAATTCAACCACAGAGCCTTTCAGGGGTGAGCCATAGGGAACGGTCGGTGTGACTGTCTCTGTGGGCTGATCATTCCTGAGCGCTGGCTCACCCGCTAAAAGGAAAGTCACTATGTTCGGTATCTTTAAAAAGAAAGCACGTAAAGCTGTTGTCGAAGTTAAGAAAATGGAAAACCGCGACGCGGTTGAAGCTACGGTGTGGGGTGCTTACTCCATTGCGTATGCCGACGGCACATGCGACGCGAAAGAAATCGCCACTCTGGAAAAAACTATTTCAGCATTGCCTGCTTTCGCACCGTTCGCTGGTGAGATCGCACAGATGAGTAGCAATATCCGTGCTCGCTATGAAGCTTCGCCGCGCTCTGCTAATGCACAGGCGCTGCGCGAACTGGCTGACGTTGCCGGCACAAACGATGCTGTTGATGTTCTTTGCCTGTGCCTTGATGTCGCTGACAACGACGGCATCGGGGAAGAAGAAGAGAAGCAGCTCAAGAAAATTGCTCAGGCGCTGCAACTTCCACTGGATCAGTACCTGTGATCGGAAAACTGCGCTGGGTAGCCGCCGGGGTATTGATGTTCCTGGTGGTTGCCATCGACTTCACCAGCAAAATGATGTCCATTCTTGCTGATGGCGTGCTGGTAGCCGGGGTAATTGCTTTACTCTGGCCCCTGTTTAAATCCAGTAAATAACACTTTGCAAAAGGTCATTTCTGATGGCCTTTGACAGAGTGAATTTTTTCTTCGGTGCTATAGTAAACTGGCATTCGATAATGCTCTCGATACTGATAACACTTGGTGGGGATGGGGATACACCAACTTCGCAGAGACAACTGCATGACCCATGACCAGCAACCCAATGCTGGTCTTTTTTCCGCCATTAGCTCAACTGGAAAGAGCACGGAGCTTCTACCTCTGTGGTTCGGGGTTCGAATCCTCGATGGCGGACCAGTGTCCAATTCGTTAAGCGAGGAAGTTTCTCAACTCTGATTTATGCGCTATTTTTTTATTGTGGTGAATCCCCCTATGCGGAGGGGCGTTCCAGCAGTTACCTGAAAAGGAAACCTCTCAGACGCGGGAATGTTTGCTGGAGTAATTCTCACCGGGAGGCACCCGGCACCACGATAACAATAAAATCGAATTGATAATTCCTTGAGAGCCTGCTTTAAACAGCAGGTTTTTTTTGCTCGTTTCCCGAAGTTACGGCTACGCTAAAGAAGAAGGGGATATATCCGCTGGCAGATGGTTCTCCTGAACCATCAGTGAATCGGCCTCGATACCCGGACGTCACTACCTGTCTTTCGGATGATCTCCTTTCTACCTTCTTGTGATAATCATCACTTTAGCCTGCTCTCGCGAGCGGGCTTTTTTTATTCCCCTCAAATTTCCTGAGAGGGATCACAGCAATAAGAGGGGGCTTAATGTCCGATCCATTAACCGGCACCGGCGCTGTTCTCGGCGGCGGCCTGCTGGGTTCAGTCCTGTACGGCGTCTTTACTCATACAGATTTTGGTGTGGTGTTCGGGGCGTTTGGTGGTGCGGTGTTCTACGTCGCGACAGCCACAAACCTGTCCCGCGCCCGACTGGCAGCATATTTCCTGACGTCGTTTATCGTTGGGGTGCTTGGGGCGGGACTTATTGGCTCACTGCTAAATGCAGCTTCGCACTATGAAAAACCGCTGGATGCACTGGGTGCAGTGATTCTGTCTGCCCTGTGTATAAAAATCCTCACTTATCTTAACAACCAGGACCTGAACAACGTGTTCAAGTTTTTCTCGCGGCTACGTGGGGGAGGGGGAAATGGTAATTGACCCGTCAGCAGTCTTTAATGCGTTTATTTGTGCGGCCATCGTCATCGTGCTGATGTTTTACCAGCGACATGGCGCCCGGCATCGCCCCTTTATTTCTGTCCTGGCGTATATAACCGTGCTGGTTTACGCCGCGATCCCCTTGCAGTTCATCTTCGGCCTTTATCGTGATTCCAGCTGGCTGGTGGTGGTCGCAAACATTCTTATCTTCGCCGCCATCCTGAAGGTTCGTGGAAATATGGCGCGGCTGGTTGATCGTCTGAGGCACTAATGAACCAAACACAATTTCAGAGGGCGGCTGGTATCAGCGCCGGGTTAGCTGCGCGCTGGTTTCCACATATCGACGCCGCTATGAAGGAATACGGCATCACCGCACCGCTCGATCAGGCCATGTTTATTGCCCAGATGGGGCATGAAAGCACCAGATTTGCCCGACTAGTGGAGAACCTGAATTACGCGGTTGAAAACCTGGTACCGACGTTCGGTAGCCACCGCATCACGCAACAGCAGGCAGCAGCTCTTGGCAGAACAGCAACGCAACCGGCAAACCAGAAAGCGATCGCCAATCTGGTATACGGCGGTGAGTGGGGAAAAGAACACCTGGGCAATCAGGTTGCCGGTGATGGCTGGAAATATCGCGGTCGTGGGCTGAAACAGATTACCGGCCTGAGCAACTATCGCAGTTGTGGCCAGGCGTTGAAACTGGACCTTGTTACCCACCCGGAGCTGCTTGAACAGGATGAATACGCCGCGCGCTCAGCTGCATGGTTCTTTGCCTCCCGCGGTTGCCTGCTTCATTCCGGCGACGTGGAGCGCGTGACACTATTAATCAATGGCGGCCGTAACGGGCTGGATAAACGCCGCGCGCTGTTTAACCTGGCGAAATCAGTTCTGTTGTGAGGTGAATGTGGGGATCGAAACGATAATCGGGCTGGCCGCACTGGTTATTTCCGCTATTGCCGGCGCTTTTGGCCTGGGCCATATTCGCGGCACCAGCAAAGCGGAAGCGAAAGCCGACCAGCAGCGCACTGAAGATAACGCAGCGGCGAGCGTTGCGGTGGCAGAACGTAAAGCTGAAGTGACTAAAGAGGCCAGTAATGTCCAGCAGACTGTTAATCACATGCCTGATGACGATGTTGATCGCGAGCTGCGCGAAAACTTCACCCGCCCCGGTGGTGGTTGATACGGGCTGTCTTTGGACTCGGATTATCTATCTGACAAACCACGACATCGATGTTCTGGACCGCCAGACTAAGAAAGATATCCTGGCGCATAACAAAGCGTGGCAAAAGAACTGTCCGAAAACACAACAAGCGAGTTCTAAATTATATCATCCTCATTAATGGATATGACGAACATTCTCTGAGTAAAAGGATAGTAATCACAGCAGATGCATAGTTATGATCCACTGTGACGCTGCAAATTAAATTGATATGTTATCTAGTTCATCATAGGCTTCAATAATAAGAGACCTGATTTTGCTAAGGCACAATTCAATGAAAGGAATTACTTCATAATCATTTCCATGAAATCTTATTTTTTTCTCTTCGGTAATTACTATGTTTAATGGGATTCCATTGCCACTTCTTTGCAAATTTCCATTTTTAAAAGTGAAATCTTCTAGTTTCTTCCCATTAACGTAATTGTTTTGTAGAAGGATGTTTGCAGTACTTCCTGCTTTAATTAAACCAAAACCATCCACGCTGATACTGATATCTTTAACGGAATTATCTTCTCTTAAAGGAATTGGTTGTCTGTGTTTAACTTCATTTGTAAGGTTACACATCATTTCCAGCCATTTCTCACCAGTGTGGTAGTCCTGTATGGAAGTAAATACTTTGTATAGCGGAGATGAATTTGGCGGGTTTACTTTTAAAATTTTGATAAAAAAATTATCAACAAAGGTTTTTTTTACGTAAGGGAAGTATATATTTGGGCGTTTGTCCGCAGGACTAGTTTCATTATATTTATCGTAGGTGTCATTCGCGAGATACTCTAAGGAACTTCGCAAGTTTTCCAGGATGGCTTTGACTTTTACAGACTTGATGTTCTGTGTTTGTTTCATGATATCAAGATTTTCTTCAACTTCTTGCAATAGGTCCAACGAACCTTCTCTAGACATACTGGCTTTTCCTCTTATCGTTTTTCAACATGTTATATCTAACAATGTTTTTGTTACATACCCCATTGTTCAAAATGTGAGACTAGTAATGCAAGTTACTATTGATGGTGTCCCGTATGCACCCGCCTGCGCAATTGTATCGCGGATCGGCATTGCGATTACAACCCACAACCGGGCGGACGTTTTAAAGCGTGCTATTGAGCAGCACCAGAAGCATCTGCCAGCTGGTGCGCTGGTGGTGGTGGTCGATGATGGTTCAAAACCTGCGGCGGTAGTTCCCCACGGCGTGCAGCTGCTTCGCCATGAAACATCACTCGGCATTGTTGCTTCGAAGAACGCCAGTTTAACCGCGCTGATGGACGCCGGGTGTGAGCATATCCTTTTATGGGATGATGATGCTTATCCGATCGCCGATAACTGGCACCTGCCATACATCGAATCACCCGAACCGCACCTTGCTTACCAGTTTCTCGATCTGGCAGGGACGAATAAGCTGAAGGATATGGCGGTCCTGTACCGGGATGATAAGCACATCGCTTACACCGGGCAGCGTGGCGTGATGCTGTATTACCACCGCAGCGCTATCGAGAAGGTTGGTGGTTTCGATCCGGTATACGGTCGCGGCATGTACGAACACAGTGACCTCGCGCTACGTATCCATAACGCTGGCCTGACGACGTGGGCTTACGGTGATGTGGTCGGTTCAGAAAAGCTAATCCATTCTCTCGATGAGCATGAAGCCGTAGAGCGTTCGGTACCGCGCCCCGACCGACAGGCGCTGGTGGAACGTAACGTGAAGATCCACAACGAACGGCGTGATTCCGGGTTTACTGGTTACGTTGAATACCGTCAGCAGCGCGATGTAGTTATCACAACGCTGCTTACCAGTCAGCCTGACCCGCAGCGCGGCACAAAAATGGCGGCCTCGCCTGACATGCTGGCTAACTGGGCCTCATCACTTCGGAATTGTGGCCGCATAGCGCTGGTAGATGAATTACTGACGGCCCCGGCAGGTGTTGAGCTTTATCGCGTTCCTGACGTGAAGATGAATGTCTACTTTCGTCGCTGGTTGCACATCTGGCAGCACTTGCGAGATCACCCTGAATACCGGTTCGTCTGGTGTACCGATGGTACCGATGTCGAAATGCTTCGCGCGCCGTGGGAAGAAATGGAGGCAGGGAAGGTGTACGTCGGTTCTGAACCAAAGACCTACGTCGATTCCTGGGCAAAGCAGAATCATCCGGAGCGCGTCTATCATGAGTTCATTGAAGAGCACCGCAACGATGTGATGCTTAACGCTGGGCTGCTGGGTGGTACCCGCGCCGATGTAATGGCGTTTGCTCACGGCATCATCCGTCTTTACTACCGGATCGAGAGCTATCGTTTCTGGAAGAAAGAACAGGCTGGCGCCGCGGTGGGGGACATGCTGGCGTTCGGTATTGTCGCTCATTCATTCGCAGGAAAGGTGATTACCGGACCTCAGGTGCACACCGTTTTTAAAACTGATGGGATCGGAAAAGATAATGCCTGGTGGAAACATAAATAGAGAGGGTTGACTGTGAAAGTTGAAATAAAAAATGGCGGTGAGGTTATTTGGGCTAGAGATTCAAATTCGTTAGAGGGAATTGCTTCTCTGGGGCACTTAAAGGACGGCACACAGCAAAAAATAATTACCGCCCTTGAGGAGGCTCTTAGTCAGGCTAAGGGCGAATTGCTATGCTCTGATGACGCTGATTCCGTGGCGAACATTAGCACTTCCGCCGCCTAAATCCAGTACAACATTCCATTCCCCGCTATGCGGCGCAGTAATCCTAGCAGGGAGCATTTTATAAAAACCGCCATGGTACTCAAAGCGATTGCCACTTCTGTAATTATTGAAATTACTATCAGTGAGAATCATGATGTTGCATTGATGTGAGCAATCTACAACAACGGTATCACCTTGATTCAGATGCATTCTTTTGTGCAAAAAAGACATTTCATTTCCTTATCAGAGGTAATCAGCCATTCCTCCGTGCCAGAGTGCGTCAGTGTCCCACCACTGACGGGCTGAATGCTTACATTAACCCGGGTTAAAGCGAAGTTATACCCTGATATACAGACAGTAGCCGCCATTGTGCGGCTTTTTTATTGGAGATTCGCTGGTGGCTGAAGAAGTTAAGTTTGTTGTGGTTGGTCACCACACCCGGACGGGACAAGCACAACGTCTTGCTGCGCTGCTGGATGCTCATCTGCTGATTGATGACGGTAACCACGGCGCGAACTGGAATCATCGCCGCGTGCTTGAGTGGGCAGCAGAACAAACCTGCCGGGTAGTTGTTGTTGAAGATGACGCGCTGCCGGTACATGGATTCACCGAAAAGGTAACTGACTGGCTGGCTCGTTTTCCTGACGACATGCTGAGCTTTTATCTCGGTACCGGGCGGCCTCCACAGTATCAAATGCAGATTGCTGAGCGGCTAACCGTGGCTGATAAGACACGCGCTGATTACATCACGCTGTCGAGACTCATTCATGGCGTTTGCTATAGCGTCCCGCCTGAGCATGTGCATCGCGTGCTATCCCGTTGGGATAACAGCAAACCCGCCGATTACGCTGTGGGTGATGCATGGGGTGGCTCAGTGATCTATCCGTGTTATTCGCTGGTGGATCATGCGGATGGTGTGCCTGTTGAGCGTCACCCTGATTCAGCGCAACGAACAGAACGCCGTCGAGCGTGGCGAATCGCCTGAAAAACCGGCCAATTGGCCGGTTTAATTAGTTTTATCTTTTGCTGTCTGGAGTCCGTTTAACTGGTATCCATGTTGCACCAGGTTTAGAAGTTGGTGGTGCAGTATGGTTATCAGGAATGGTTGTGTAGTTATCGGTTTGGCCGCCACGCGGACCGCGTTCACGATATACGCCGCCATCACGTCCACTAGACTGGCCAGGTTTCAAACCCATAAATACCTCCACGATATAAGCCACAAAAGTGTGGCAAATACACTTTGCAGCAAGATTCACCGTTTTCAACGTGGCGATGACTCAATTTTTTAGGAGTGTTAATGCCATCACAAATACCAAGGGCATGCCGCAAGCGTGGCTGCCCCGGCACAACCACAGATCGCTCAGGCTATTGTCCCAGGCACCTTAACGAAGGCTGGCAGCAGCATCAGCGGGGACAGAGCCGACATCAGCGCGGCTATGGCAGTAAGTGGGACAGGCTGCGCCCAATCGTTCTCGACAGAGATAAACACCTCTGTCAGGAATGCCTGCGAAATGGAAGGTATACACCTGCTGAGGCGGTGGACCACATTACCGCCAAAGCAAATGGGGGGACCGATGACCTGTCCAACCTCGAAAGCCTCTGCAAGCCTTGCCACAGGGCGAAGACAGCGGTCGAAAGATTCAAATGACATCAATTCTCATTTGAATCGACCGAGGGGGAGGGCGGGTTGAAAGTTCAGGAACGACGCGCCAAAGGACCGCCGCCTAACCTCTTTTCACATCGCCGCAGGTTAGAAAACTTTTTTTAGGGGTCCCCCATTCGATGATTAATAGGAGTTTTCGATTATGTCTGGACCACCGAAAACCCCGACCCATCTACGTTTGGTGAGGGGTAACCCATCTAAACGCCCGATCAATGAGAACGAACCAAAACCCCCTTCAGGGGTACCCCCAACGCCGAAGCATTTCGACAAGCAGGGGAAATACTGGTTTAAACGGATGGCCGACGAGCTTGATGCTATCGGTGTGATGTCTCAGCTGGACGCCAGAGCCCTTGAGCTGCTGGTTGAGGCCTATACCGAATACCGGCATCACTGCGACACGCTTGAAGTTGAGGGCTACACCTACCGGACCGAAACGCAGAGCGGGGATGTGCTGATCAAGGCTCACCCCGCCGCCATCATGAAAGCTGATGCCTGGAAACGTCTGCGTGCCATGCTTGGTGAGTTCGGCATGACGCCAGCCAGCCGATCGAAAGTGAATGCAAAAGGTCCTGAAGCGGTTGATCCGCTGGCCGAGTTTATGAAAGCGAGGGATTAATGGCTAAGGTTGCAGAAGGCATCCGCTACGCCGAGAGGGTAGTGGCGGGGGAAATTATTGCCTGTGAGTATGTGCGCCTTGCCTGTCAGCGTTTTCTTGACGATCTGGCACACGGCGAAGAGCGCGGTATTTTCTTCAGTGAACCGCGCGCGCAGCACATTCTGAATTTCTATAATTTTGTACCTCACGTAAAAGGCGCACTGGCAGGGCAGCCTATTGAGCTGATGGACTGGCACGTTTTCATCCTGATTAATATTTTTGGTTTCGTGATCCCGCTGGTTAACGAGGAAACGGGAGAAACCGTTTTGCGTAACGACGGCAGCGGTCGTCCAGTAATGGTTCGGCGCTTCCGTACAGCAGATGTTGAGGTGGCCCGTAAAAATGCCAAATCAACGCTTTGCTCCGGCGTGGGGCTTTATATGGCTGGTGCCGACGGCGAGGGCGGTGCGGAGGTTTATTCCGCTGCAACCACCCGTGACCAGGCACGAATTGTTTTTGAAGATGCGAAGAATATGGTCAAGAAGGCGAAAGCCACTCTTGGGCGGATCTTCGAATTCAACAAGCTCGCTATCTACCAGGAGCAAACGGCCTCCAAATTCGAGCCTTTATCATCAGATGCGAACAACCTCGACGGCCTGAACATCCACTGTGCCATCGTCGACGAGCTGCATGCTCACAAAACCCGTGACGTCTGGGACGTTCTGGAGACGGCAACCGGCGCACGTCTACAATCGCTGCTTTTCGGTATCACCACCGCCGGTTTCAACAAAGAAGGCATCTGCTACGAATTGCGTGATTACGCCATCAAGGTGCTGCGTGGGCTGGTAAAAGACGATACGTTTTTTGCCATCATCTACACCTTAGATGAAGGTGACGATCCCTTTGATGAAAAAGTCTGGCAGAAGGCGAATCCGGGGCTGGGTATCTGTAAGCGCTGGGATGACCTGCGCCGCCTGGCTAAAAAGGCGAAAGAGCAGGTTTCGGCCAGAATTAACTTTTTTACCAAGCACATGAATATCTGGGTTACCGCTGAGTCAGCCTGGATGGACATGATGAAATGGGAGAAATGCGAGTTTATCGCCCCGCAGCACGAACTTAAAACCTATCCCTCCTGGGTGGGCGTTGACCTGTCAAACAAAATTGATATCTGTGCGGCCGCTAAAGTCTGGCGCGCGCCAGATGGCCACGTTCATGCGGATTTCAAATTCTGGCTACCGGAAGGACGCCTTGAGAAATGTTCACGCCAGATGGCAGAGCTCTATCGTAAGTGGGCCGGGATGGACAAGCTGATCCTTACCGACGGGGATGTAATCGACCATGCTCAGATTAAGGAAGAGCTACAGCTGTGGGTAGCTGGCGAGAGCCTGAAAGAAATTGGCTTCGACCCGTGGAGTGCGACGCAGTTCAGCCTTGCGCTGGCAGAAGAAGGGTTGCCGCTGGTGGAAGTGCCGCAGACGGTTCGCAATTTCTCAGAGGCGATGAAAGAGGTCGAAGCGCTGGTATACGGTGGCCGCTTCCATCACAGCGATCACCCGGTGATGAACTGGATGATGTCCAACGTAACCGTCAAACCGGACCGGAACGAGAACATATTCCCGAATAAGTCCACACCAGAGGCCAAAATTGACGGCCCTGCGGCCTTGTTCACAGCAATGAGCCGCGTTCTGGTTAACGGTGGAAACGACCAGCAGGATCTCTCCGGATTCTTCAATAATCCCATCATGGTAGGTTTCTGATGAAAAAAAACAAACGGCCAGGCAGGGTTAAAAGTGCTCTGCTTAACTGGCTTGGTGTGCCTATCAGCCTGACTACCGGCACATTCTGGGAGGAATGGTTTGGTACCAGCAGCAGCGGAAAGGTGGTAACGGCCGATAAAGCCATCCAGCTATCGGCTGTGTGGGCATGTGTAAGACTGTTAAGCGAGTCTATTTCAACCCTTCCGCTGAAAATATACGTTCGACAGCCTGACGGTTCGCGTAAAGCGGCAACCGATCATCCGGCCTATTCGATACTGTGCCGCCGACCCAATTCAGAAATGACACCATCACGCTTTATGTTGATGGTGGTCGCCAGTATTTGCCTGCGCGGGAACGCCTTCATTGAGAAGAAATTCATCGCAAACCGCCTGGTTTCGCTGGTGCCTTTGCTGCCGCAGAACATGGTGGTTAAACGTCTCACGACCGGGGCGCTGGAATACAAATACACTGAAAACGGTAACGAGCGCGTCATTCCCGTCAAAAACATCATGCACATTCGCGGGTTCGGTCTTGACGGTGTTTGCGGCATGATGCCGATGAAAACAGGCCGGGATGTGATCGGTTCTGCAATGGCGGTTGAAGAGTCCGCGGCGAAGATATTCGAACAGGGCCTGCAAAGTTCAGGGTTTCTCTCTTCTGATAAAGCTCTGGATGATACTCAACGTGAAAAACTTCGCGGTTACATGGCGGCGTTTACAGGCTCAAAAAACGCCGGGAAAATCATGGTGCTTGAGGGAGGCTTGACGTACCAGGGCGTAACCATGAACCCGGAAGATGCTCAGATGCTCGAAAGCCGCGCCTTTAGCATTGAGGAGATCTGCCGCTGGTTTCGCGTTCCGCCTTTCATGGTCGGTCACACCACGAAGCAAAGTAGCTGGGCATCCAGTCTGGAGGGCATGAACCTCCAGTTCCTGACGCACACCCTGCGCCCCCTGCTGGTGAACATAGAGCAGGAAATAGGAAGGTGCCTGCTGGACAGCGATGATGAGGTGTTCGCGGAGTTCTCTGTAGAAGGACTGCTGCGGGCCGACAGCGCGGGCCGTGCTGCGTACTATACCAGCGCGCTCCAGAATGGGTGGATGTCCCGCAATGACGTGCGCCGTCTTGAGAATATGCCACCGATTGAAGGGGGTGACATTTACACCGTTCAGCTCAACCTGACGCAACTGAAAAATCTCGAAAGCAGCAATCCTGCTGTGCAGGCTCTGGCCCTGAGAGAACTGCATAACCACATATTCCCTGACATTTCCTTTGAACAATCTCCGCTGAAACAGGCCGCTTAGGAGCACTTTCCTGATGAGCAAAAAACAACTTCCGGCAGCACCGGCGGGTCGCCCCTGCGCGCGGGTCACCTGTGAAACTTTACCCTCCGCCCTGGATCGCTGGGATGGCGGGATCAAAGCTGCGGCCACCGACGACAACAGTATTTCTGTTTTTGATGTGATCGGACAGGACTACTGGGGTGAAGGCGTAACAGCCAAACGTATCGCCGGTGCGCTACGGGCGATGAATGGCGCCGACGTCACGGTCAATATCAACTCCCCTGGTGGTGACATGTTCGAAGGCCTGGCAATCTACAACCTTCTGCGTGAATACGAAGGCCGTGTGACGGTGAAGGTGCTCGGAATTGCCGCCAGTGCCGCCTCAGTCATTGCGATGGCCGGGGATGATATTCAGATCGGTCGTGGTGCATTTCTGATGATCCACAACTGCTGGGTCTATGCGATGGGTAACCGCCATGACTTTGCGGAACTGGCACAGTCTCTGGAGCCATTCGATAACGCTATGGCAGACATCTACGCGGCGCGTTCCGGCCTTGATATGGCAGCTGTTCAGAAACTGATGGATGCCGAGAGTTATATCGGTGGCAGTGACGCTGTGGCGAAGGGACTGGCAGACAGCCTGCTTTCTGCTGATGCGGTCAGTGATGGCGATGAATCACCCGCGGCCGCGCTTCGCAAACTTGATGCGCTGCTGGCTAAAACCAACACCCCGCGCTCTGAGCGCAGAAAACTCATTAAAGCCTTATCCGGTGGCATGCCTGGCGCTGTCACCACCAACGACGGTACGCCGGGCGCTGCCGAAGATATCAAACCTGAAACCCTCAATTCACTTGAAAGCGCTCTTGCGGCGTTAGTCAAATAAGGACCCTTTATGTCTGAAGTAAACGAAATTCTGAAAAAAGTCACTGCCAGCATTGAAGAGGCAACCGGCAAATTCAACGCGAAAGCAGAAGACGCACTCAAAGAGGCGCAGAAGTCAGGCAGGCTGTCAGAAGAAACAAAAGCTGCGGTTGATAAAATGGCTTCTGAGTTCAATGCGCTGCGTGAAGCTGAAAAAACCCTGAAGGCCGCAATGGGCGAACTGGAGCAACATGTTGCCCAGATGCCGCTGGCAAACGCAAAACAGGTTGTCGAGTCCGTTGGCCACCAGGTGATCTCCGCTGAAGCCCTGAAAACCTTTGCTTCCAGCGTGGAAGGCGGTAAGCGCATCAGCATCCCGGTTAAGGCCGCCCTGACTTCGGTGGATGTGCCTGATGGTGTTGTGGAGCCACAGCGCCTGCCGGGTATTGATACGGCACCGAAACAGCGCCTGTTTATCCGCGATCTGATTGCTCCAGGCCGTACGTCCTCCTCAGCTATTTTCTGGGTGCAGCAGACAGGCTTTACCAATAACGCGAAAGTGGTTCCTGAAAATACGCAGAAACCATACAGCGAAATTGAGTTCACGCCGAAAATCACTGGCGTCAGCACCATCGCCCACCTGTTCAAAGCCTCAAAGCAGATCCTGGATGACTTCGCACAGTTGCAGTCCACCGTTGATGCCGAAATGCGCTACGGACTGAAGTATGCAGAAGAGCAGGAAATTCTCTTCGGTGATGGTACCGGCGTTCATTTGCACGGCATCGTTCCTCAGGCGTCAGCTTTCAATCCGGCGTTCACTGTCGAACAGCAGAGCGGGATTGACGATCTGCGTCTGGCAATGTTGCAGGCACAGCTGGCACGCTTCCCGGCGTCTGGTCATGTTCTTCACTTCATTGACTGGGCGCGGATCGAGCTGACCAAAGACAGCCTGGGTCGTTACATTCTGGCGAACCCTGCGGCGCTGACTGGTCCGACTCTGTGGGGCCTGCCGGTTGTTGCAACGGAAGCGGCAGCCTTCCAGGGTAAATTCCTGACCGGTGCATTTAACGCTGGTGCGCAAATCTTCGACCGCGAAGATGCGAACGTGGTTATCTCCACGGAGAACGCCGACGACTTCGAGAAAAACATGATCACCATCCGTTGCGAAGAACGTCTGGCGCTGGCTGTGAAACGCCCTGAGGCGTTCGTGTACGGTTCATTCGGCACCGGCGCGGGTAGCTGATAACTATTGCGGCCTTCGGGCCGCTTTTTTTCGGGGCAAACAAATGCTTGATCAGAATGTGGTGAAACAGCATTGCCGCATTGATACCGACTTTACGGGTGATGATGCTCTGCTGGAGATTTACACAGGTGCGGCGGCCCGGTACGTCCGGACATGGACACGGCGAACGCTCTATGAAAAGGAAAGCAGCCCTGGCTACGCTGACGACCCGGACTCGATACTGCTCAATGATGATGTTAAGGCAGCCATGCTACTGCTTATCGGTCACTGGTATGCAAACCGGGAATCCGTGGTCACCGGACAAACCGTTGCAGAGGTCCCGCTTGCAGTTGAAGCCCTGCTTCAGCCATACCGAATTTACGGAGTGTAGGAGGGGTTATGCAGGCCGGAAGACTGAGAGACAGGGTGGTAATTCAGAACATCACAACATCGCGTGATCCTTCTGGTCAGCCTGTTAAAACGTGGCATGACGGTGCAGAAGCCTGGGCAGAAGTTAAGGGCATCAGTGGGCGTGAGTTGGTAGCCGCTGGTGCTGAAACCGCAGTCGCAACCATCAGGGTATGGACACGATTTCGTAGCGATATAACTGCTGCGTCCAGACTCAGGGTTATGACTGGCCCGCTCAAGGGGGCCATTTTAAATATCATTGGTCCGCCGATACCTGATTCTCGCGGCATTCAGCTCGAAATTCTTTGTAAGCAGGGGATCGAAAAATGATAGACACGAGCCTCGATTTTTCTGGGTTAAATGATATCGCAAAGGACCTGGAGGCGCTTAGCCGCGCTGAAAACAACAAGGTCCTGCGTGATGCTACGCGCGCCGGTGCCGAAGTGCTTAAGGAAGAAGTAATCGCACGCGCACCAGTGCGCACCGGGAAACTGAAAAAAAACGTGGTGGTGGTGACCCAAAAAAGCCGCCGCCGCGGGGAGATTTCTTCCGGCGTCCATATTCGTGGCGTTAACCCGCGCACCGGCAACAGCGATAACACGATGAAGGCGAATAACCCGAGAAACGCCTTTTACTGGCGATTCGTTGAAATGGGAACTGCCAACATGCCGCCACATCCTTTCATTCGTCCCGCGTTTGACGTCCGTCAGGAGCAGGCGACAGAGGTTGCGATCAGGCGCATGAACCAGGCCATTGACGAGGCGTTAAGCAAATGACGGAAGACGATCTCTATCCTCTGCTGGCTCCGCTGGCCGGAGGGCAGGTTTATCCCTACGTTGCGCCGCTCGGCAGTGACGGGAAGCCTTCAGTCTCGCCGCCCTGGGTAATTTTCTCGATTATTACCGACGCGGCTGCTGACGTTCTCTGCGGCCAGGCGGAATCCTCCGTTTCGGTGCAAATCGATGTTTACTCCAGCACTATCACTGAAGCGCGCACGATCCGAAATATGGCACTGGAAGCCCTGCAAACATTGAAGCCTGAGAACATTGTCAAAACGCCAGGCTATGAACCTGATCTGCATTATCACCGGGCCACGCTTGAATTTCAGGTGATCGTTTAAGTTCATTCACCATCACAGACCGCTCCGGCGGTCTTTTTTTTATCTGGAGAAATCATGACCAGTAAGTATGAAGTTACAAAGGGGATGACCTTTGCCGTCTCTGACGCACCCGTAACCGCCGAGGATTTTAACGCCTCAGGTTTCCCGGGGAATGGTATTACCTGGCTGGAAGCGGCCTGTGCGACAAAGGAGATCACCTTCACGGGCGGTCAAAAAGGGGATATTGACGTAACCACGCTTTGCTCAACTGAACAGGAGCAAACCAACGGCCTCGCCGCGCCTGCTGAAATGAGCATTACCCGTAACTGGGTTGGCGATGAAGCAGCACAGGAGGCACTCCAGACCGCTTACGAAAATGACGAACTGCGTGCGCTGCGCGTGGTATTCCCGTCTGGGAATGGTTTCTACGTGCTGGTGGAAGTTCGTCAGAGCTCATGGTCTGCTGCAACCTCTTCCGTTGTTGGCGCGACTTATTCTCTGCGTGTACGTGGCAAACCTAAACGCATCTACGCGTCTGGTTCCTGAGCGGCTTCGGCCGCTTTTTTTATCCCTTCGACCAAGTAACAAGAGAAAAATGAAATGGCGCAAAAAACATCACAGAATTCACTACGCGACGTGGCGCTTACTGCATCGAAAGCCTATCGCACAAAAGACGGTATCACGGTCCCAGAGTGGGATGGCGCAAAGATAACGCTGCGCGAACCGTCCGGCGATGCCTGGGTGAAATTCCGGGAAATCGTAAATCCTCAGCTCGCCGAAGGCGAAGAGGCCCCGACGCTGACGGAGGCGGAGAAGTTCCTGCGTAACAAAGAGGCGGATGTGGTTCTGTTTATTGACGTACTGCTGGATGAAAACGGCGAGCGCGTATTCAGTGACGAGGATCAGGAGCTGGTATCCAAAATTTATGGTCCTGTGCATGCGCGCCTGCTGGCTCAGGCTCTTGGCCTCGGAATGAGTCAGGAAGAAGCGGGAAAGCCGTAAAGCAGCCGCTGACCTTCTTCCTGATGTCACTGGCGCTCCGGATGGGGCGCACTCTGCATGAGCTGCGCCAGACCATAACCGCCAGTGAGCTCAAGATGTGGATCGAGTTTGACCGCATAAGCCCTGTAGGGGACTGGCGTTCCGATGCACAGGCGGCGCAGATCTCCGTTGCAATGCTGAACTCTCAGGGCGGGAAATTCACCATACCTGACGTGATGCTGAAATGGGGTGAGCAGGAAGAAGGCTCTGAAGTCTCTGAACTTGAAGAATGGATGTCCAGTCTTTGACGCCCGCGGCTGCGGGCTTTTTTTATGGGTGAAATATGGCAACGCTGCGCGAGCTAATCATCAAAATTTCTGCGAACTCGTCTTCTTTTCAGTCTGAGATCGCCAGAGCGTCCCGTATGGGGACGGATTACTACCGCACTATGGAACAGGGCGGGAAAAAAGCAGCAGCGGCCACGCGAGAAACTCAGCGGTCTTTGGCTGACCTGAATTCTCAGCTCGCAACAGTACGTTCATCAGCGGCTGGGCTTGCCGGGGCATGGGCTGGCGCATTTGCCACGCATCAACTTGTTCAGTTTGCTGATACCTGGAACCAGCTGAATGGCCGTCTTCGCCTTGCGTCCTCTTCCAGTGAGGATTACGTGCAATCCCAGCGTGTGTTGATGGAGATTAGCCAGCGCACCGGAACATCCCTCGAGGCAAACAGCAACCTGTACAGCAGAATTGCGCAGTCCCTGCGTGATGCCGGTTACGCTTCTGCTGACGTCGCAAAAGTTACGGAAACCGTAGCAACCTCACTGAAGCTGTCTGGCGCCAGTACCGAAGAGGCGAGTTCTGTTATCACCCAGCTTAGCCAGGCACTTGGCTCAGGCGTTTTGCGAGGTGAAGAATTTAACTCCATCATGGAGAACGGTGGCCGCCTGGCGAAACTGCTGGCTGATGGGCTGGGTACCACTGTTGGTGGCCTGCGAAATATGGCCAACAACGGCGAGCTGACGACCAACAAGATCGTCCCGCTGCTGACCAACGTTGAGATCCTGCGTAAAGAATTCGACACCCTTCCTGCATCCATCAGCGGATCTGCACAGAAAGTGCAAAACGCCTTTCTCGCATGGGTTGGAGGGGCGAATGATGCTGTCGGCGCATCATCCACGCTTTCTGGCGTGCTGGATGGTCTGGCGAATAACATCGATGATGTGGCAAATACAGCCGGTCTTCTGGTTGGTGTTGGCCTCGCTCGTTATTTTGGCAACATGGTCGGCAGCGTTGCTCAGTCAACCCGGGCAGTCCTCGCTAATACGGCCGCCGAGGTCGCGCTGGCGCAGGCTCAGGTCCGTGGAGCTCAGGTTAGCGTTGCTGCTGGTCGCCAGGCTGTTTACCGCGCTCAACAGGCGCGTGCAGCGGCCACGAGTATTGAGGCTCAGATTGTCGCTGAGCGTAATCTTGCTGCTGCTCAGGCATCACTGAATACGGCGCTTGCTGGCAGGACTTCGGCCGTTAATAACCTCACCAATACAGCCTCGGTGATGTCCCGCCTGGGTAGTGGCGTTCTTGGTATTCTCGGTGGCTGGCCTGGCGTTATTATCGGTGCCGGTGCTGCGATGTATGGCCTGTATCAGCATACCCAGCAGGTACACCGTGAGGCTGTGGGCTTTGCCAACAACCTTGACGAGATCAACACCAAACTCCAGCAGATGTCTGTGCTCGGCCTTCGCTCGACCGCCGCAGATGCGCGGACCTCTTTACAGGCGCAAAAGCAAGACCTGGCCGACCTCGACTCTCAGATCGCGAAGGTGAAAGACAGCCTCAAGGCGGTTGACCAAATCCAGCAGGATTATAACCGCCATCCTACGCTGACCTTGATCAATACTTTCATGGACCAGGCCGACATCACGGCCAAAAACATCGAACTTACCGATAAGCTGAACCAGCTGGAGTATCAGCGCGAACAGGCCGCTTCAAAAGTCGAACAAACGCAGAAGCTGGTAAACGATGCCAGCGACCTGGCAACGCAAAAGGCTATCGAACAGGCTGGCGCCGTCTCAATCCTGAAAGGTGCCTATGACCTGCTAAACCGCTCAATGTCAGCAACCGCAGGCGCTAAACCCCCGCAGTATGCAGGGCCAGTGGTCTCACTGGCTAATGCAACGCCTCAGCAGCAAACAGCACTGGAACGATCACGCCGCGAAAATGAGCTGGCCAGCTTAAGTGGATTAGAGAAACTTCATCAGCAGCACGTTTATGAAGCGGAAGATCTAAAGCTGACTGGAGCACTTTATACCCAGTACATCTACAACAAGGATCAGGCCGCCAAAAAGGATGCAGCAGCAGCCGAGGCAAAAAAAACCTCTACTGCCGCCTCAAGTGCTCAGAGTAAAGCTGAGCGCGCAGCAGCCAGCACCGCTGAGCAATATGCCCGCAAAATGGCCGATCTTAGCGTGGCTATCGATGTGCAACGCGTCAGGGCAACGGAAGGAGAAAAAGCGTCTGAGCTCTATGCAGCGTCGCATCAGGCAGGCACTAAATGGACCGATGAGCAGCGCAAGGCTATCCAGGCATCATCAGCAGAGCTGGCAAAATGGACGCAAAAAGCCGACGAGAACGTGCGCAAGCAGCGCGAACAAGCCGATGCCCTGAAGGATCTAACTGAAGCGGCCCGAAAGTTCAGGGATGAGGCGACACTGACAACCGAAACCGCAGGCATGAGTGATCGCCAGCGCAGCCGTTTCGACGAGACGCAACAGATCGAGCGTGTTTTTGCTAAAACGGACGGCGGCACCGAGGCCATCGCGCAACGCGCGGCTGCCCTCGATGACCTGGATAAGAAATACAAGGCTATAGCAGCAGCTGAAGCGGACTGGATGGCTGGAGTATCGCGCGGCTATGCCAACTGGTTCGATGAAATCAGCAATGTTTCTGGCACGGTTTCTGATGGAGTGAAAACCACACTCGACAGCGCGTTTAGTAATGTCACCTCAATGCTGGAAGGCAATAAGGTCAGCTGGAAATCCTGGGGTATCTCTGTTTTACAGATTATCGAAAAAGTCGCTCTGCAAATGGCAGTGGTCAGCGCGATGGGGGGTGGGTCTTCCAGTTCTGGCATTTTTGGCTCACTCATCGGCAGCGTAGGCAGCTTCTTCGGGGGCGGCGCGGGAGCATCAGCCAGCACCGGTACTGCGGTTTCCAGTTACGGTTCGAGCTTCCAGTTTAACGCTAAAGGCGGCGTTTATGACTCTCCATCTCTGAGCGCTTTCAGTAATGGGATCGTCAGAAACCCCACCATGTTCGCTTTCGCGAAAGGCGGGGCCGGAATCATGGGCGAGGCTGGGCCGGAGGCAATCATGCCGCTGACCCGCGCACCGGATGGTTCACTCGGTGTTCGTGCGGTCGGCGCTGGTGGTGGTCAGTCTGTATCTTCGGCACCACAGGTTTATATCACCATCGATGGCAACGGAAATACCTCCACGCAGACTTCACCCGGCCTTGAGCAATTTGGTGCTGATGTCGGTAAATATGTTGATCAGCGATATAAGCAGAACATCATGCGAGATATTCGCCCTGGCGGTGACATCTGGAACGCAATGAAAGGAACCCGATAAAAATGGCTATCGAAACTTTCACCTGGTGCCCACGAATTAACGCTGAGGCAGATATAAATTTCCGCGTCAGGAAAGCACAGTTTGGTGATGGATATGAGCAGGTTTCAGGGGATGGATTGAATACCAGAACCCAGCAGTGGACGCTCAACTTTACTGGCAACGAAACCTACATTTCCGCCATTAAATCTTTTCTCGACAGGCATGAAGGGACGAAAGCCTTTCAGTGGAAGCCACCGCTCGAACCTTTGGGTTTGTATCGTTGCGAAACATATAAACCCACCGGGCTCGGCGCGGGGAAATTCAACCTTGAAGCAACATTCATCCAGGCATTTAAACCATGAGCTTAAACGCAGACTATCAGAAGCTGGAATCAGGGAACGACGTTCGCCTGATTGAGGTGGACGGTTCTTCTTTTGGACTGACGGACGTTCTCCGGTTTCACAATTACAACATTCCCCACACCGAAGCGGAAATAGTCGCCGCTGGCGGGGATGAGGCCAAGCTCCCGGCGAAACCAATCTGGTGGCAGGGTAATGAATATTCCGCCTGGCCGTATCAGCTGGAAGGGCTGGAGAAATCGACCAGTGGCAGCAATGCGACGCCATCACTGACGGTCGCGAACATCGAAAGCTCTATTTCTGCCCTGTGTCTTGCGTATGACGATTTGCTACAGGCTAAGGTCACTATTCACGACACAAAGGCAAAATATCTCGATGCGAAAAACTTCGCAGGTGGTAACCCTACAGCAGATCCGACTCAGGAGAAACTTCAGGTCTGGTATATCGACGGGAAAACGACCGAGCTTGCTGGCGAAACCATCGAGTTTGTACTGTCCAGCCCTATGGATCTTCAGGGACAAATGATCCCCACGCGGCAGCTTCATTCCCTGTGCACATGGTGCATCCGGAACAAGTACCGAACCGGCGATGGCTGCGACTATGCCGGTACGCGCTATTTCGACAAAAACAACAACCCGGTAAGCGATCCGTCACTGGATGAATGCAACGGAACGCTGACGGCCTGCAAACTTCGGTTCGGTGAAAACAACGAACTCTCGTTTGGTGGTTTCCCGGGTACGTCGCTGATCAGGAGTTGATATGCGTCAGAAAACCATTGATGCGATTATGGCGCATGCTGCCACTGAATATCCTCGTGAGTGTTGTGGTGTGGTGGCGCAGAAAAGCCGCGTTGAACGTTATTTTCCTTGCCGGAATCTTGCCGCGGCGCCGGAGGACAATTTTGTCCTTTGCCCCGAAGATTACGCATCTGCTGAGGACTGGGGTACGGTGATTGCCATCGTTCACAGCCACCCTGACGCCACTACACAGCCGAGCGAACTGGATAAAGCGCAATGCGACGCAACGGTTTTACCCTGGCATATCGTGAGCTGGCCCGAGGGGGATTTACGCACCATCCAGCCGCGCGGAGAGCTGCCGTTGCTGGAGCGTCCTTTTGTGCTTGGTCACTTTGACTGCTGGGGGCTGGTAATGAGCTATTTCCGGCAAACTCATGGTATCGAACTCCACGATTACCGGGTTGATTATCCCTGGTGGGAAAACGACTATCCGGACAACTTCTATCAGGATTGCTGGTACGAGTGCGGATTCCGTGAATTCGACGGTCCGCCGAAACCTGGCGATATGGTGATCATGCAGGTGCAGGCTGATAAGTGGAACCACGCGGGTATATTGCTGGAGGGCAATATACTGCTGCACCACCTGTACGGTCACCTGAGTCAGCGAGTACCATATGGCGGTTACTGGCAGGAACGAACGATGAAGATTCTCCGTTACAAATCTCTGTGCTAACCTTTTGCAAAACGAATAAAGGGGTTAGGGATATGAGGAAATTTCTTTCGATATTAGCGTGTAGCCTGATTATTGTTGGTTGCACACCTTCTGAAAAGGATTTTATTGACATGGGGGAGTCCTTGGTCAAAGACACCCTTAAAGATCCGGACAGTGCCAAGTTTGAATCATTTTTCCGTGATTTTGGTGAAAATTCTGGATATGTTTGCGGTTATGTGAATGCTAAAAATTCATACGGCGCATACACGGGTAAAAAACCATATTATGTGCGGATTGAGGTCAAAGATGGAAAGGTCAATAATCATGGACCAATCATCATTATTAATGACCAAGACCAGAAGAAAATTGATTCCTATGAGTCAATCTGTCAAAGGGACTGATGTGCCATGAAAAAGATTATCCTCCCAATTTTTATCTTCCTGCTGATGGGATGTTCTGTTTCTTCACTAGAAGAACAAAAACCTATCCTATCAGAGCATTCAACAAAAACTGTTGATGAGGTTAATCGTTGCCTTGCTCCTAAATGGGTGGAGCTACGATCTTCAAGCTCAAGCATACCCACTGAATCAGGATACAAAATCACAGCATCAGACGATATATTCGGTGCTCTTTCAGTGGTGAATATCGATAAATCAGCGACAGGCGGAAGCGATATAAAGGTTTATGCCGTTGCGAAAGGATGGAACGACCACTGGGCTACGGCCGCCAGATCATGTCTTTGAAAACCCTAAAATAATCTAAGCCACCTTCGGGTGGCTTTTTTTATGGAGAATGAAAATGTCAGAGGTTATGACCAGAATTGAGCTCGGCGGTGTTTTGGGTAAAACCTACGGGAAGGTTCACCATCGTCTAATAAGAACAACCGCAGAGGCGATCAACTCACTTACAAAAACAATAGACGGGCTGGAGAAATTTTTGATAACCAGCAAAGCAAGGGGCCTGACCTACGCCGTCTTTAAAGATAAAAAAAATATCGGAAAAGATGATTTTGGTTTTCCGGTAACAGGTGAAGTTATTCGAATTGTCCCTGTAGTGATCGGAAGTAAAAAAGCTGGAGTTTTACAGACAATTCTTGGAGCTGTTCTTGTCGTTGCGGGGATTGCAGTTGGAATGCTTTCTGGTGGAACACTATCTGCTGTTGGTTACGGAGCCGCGAAGTTTGGTGCAGCTATGATCGCTGGTGGAGTTGTTCAGATGCTTTCGCCTCAACCCGGGGGCCTGGCCAGCAAACAAAGCGCAGATAACCGTGCATCGTATGCGTTTGGCGGGGTGACAAATACCGCCGCGCAGGGTTACCCGGTACCGGTCCTGTACGGCCGCCGGCGAATCGGCGGGGCAATTATCTCCGCCGGGATTTATGTCGAAGATCAGCAGTAGATAACAAACCTTTTTACAAGCCACCTTCGGGTGGTTTTTTTATGGGCGCGATATGGTTAAAACAATTTCCGGACGAAAAGGGGGGAGCTCCAGCTCCCGAACTCCTACCGAACAGCCTGATGATCTGCAATCTGTAGCGAAGGCAAAGATCCTCGTTGCGCTTGGGGAAGGGGAGTTTGCTGGACAGCTCACCGGCAAGGATATCTACCTGGACGGAACGGCGCTGGAAAACGCCGACGGCTCCCAAAACTTCAGCGGCGTAACGTGGGAATTTCGCTCGGGTACGCAGGCCCAGAAGTACATTCAGGGCATTCCCGGTACCGAAAACGAAATCAGCGTGGGAACCGAGGTAACGAGCGTTACAGCGTGGACACGAACCTTCACCAATACACAGCTTTCGGCGGTTCGTTTACGCCTCAAATGGCCTTCGCTTTTCAAACAGGAGGACGATGGCGATCTGGTTGGTTACTCGGTTAATTATGCGATTGACTTGCAGACGGACGGCGGGACATGGCAGACAGTCCTCAATACCAGCGTGACCGGGAAAACGACCTCAGGTTATGAGCGTAGCCACCGTATTGATTTACCTCAGGCAGGCAGCACCTGGACAATCAGACTACGCAAAATTACCGCTGACGCCAACAGCGCGAAAATCGGCGACACGATGACGCTACAGAGCTTCACTGAGGTGATTGATGCG